ACTAGCATCTAATATTAATAGCTCTGTTACATCAATGCAAGTAGCAACTGGAACTGCATCCACCTTACTTGGTGGAGTAACTATAGTAGCAAACAGTCAGTTCACTGTAGCACTAGATCCAGATACCATTAATGAAGAGATTGTCTTTATCACAGCAGGTCCATCAGGAGATACCTTTACAATAACTAGAGGTAGGGCAGGATCATCTGCTGTAGCACACTCATCGGGTGCAACTATAAAGCACGTTTTAACCTCAGATGATTTAACAGCCTTTGCTGCTGGTATATCACCAGTAACTAGCCTAGGTTTTTCTGGTTCAACATCTGGTACAACTACAGTCCAAGCAACAGCGATAGCTGGTACTAATACTTTGACTTTACCAGCAACTACAAGTGATACTTTAGCGGGAATTGCTGCAACTCAAACATTAACTAACAAGACAATTAACGCAGCTAATAACACACTTACAGGAGTAGTCACTTTAACTGGTACTGAAACATTAACTAATAAAACTTTAACTAGTCCAGTTATTACAACTCCAACACAAAGACTTACTCTTAATGCACAGACTGGAACTACTTATACTTTAGTAGCACTAGATGCTTCTTATAAGTTAGTCACAGCATCTAATGCTGCAGCAATTACTGTCACGGTACCACCTAGCATATTTACTGCTGGTGATGTTGTTAACCTTCAACAGATCGGCGCAGGACAGGTTACATTCGCACAGGGTGCTGGTGTGACTATCACATCTACAGGTGCAACTGCAACTGCTCCTAAGTTAAGAGCACAGTATTCAGCTTGTGCAATTATCTGCACGGCATCTAATACCTTCACAGTAGTTGGCGATATTGCCTAATGCCAATTCTTGGAATTATTGCGTCATCTAGGTTATCAGCCGCCGCAACTGCTTACGAATCTATTGCAACAGTAACTTTAGGTAGTTCTCAAGCAACTATTTCATTTACTTCAATACCTGCTACTTATAAACATTTACAAATTAGATGTATGATAAAAAACACTGAATTAGCATCATTAATCTTAAACTTTAATGGAGACACTGGAGCAAATTATAGTCGTCATAGAATTTATGGTGATGGCAGTTCGGCAGCATCGGATGGTGGCGGTAGTCAATCTTTTGCTGTTGGCGGTGTAACATCTACTCAATTTGGTAGCACAATAATAGATATACTTGATTACACTAATACTAATAAAAACACCACTATAAAAGGTTTAAGTGGTTTTGATAATAATGGTAGCGGTTGGGTTGGACTTTGGAGTAGTGCTTGGTACAATACAAGCGCTGTGTCATCAATGACTTTAACTTTGACTTCATTTGAACAATATTCATCAATAGCCCTCTACGGAATTAAGGGAGCATAACAATGGCCGCAGGCGCAACATACGAACCAATAGCGACAACTACTTTAGGTAGTAATCAGGCAAGCGTTACATTTAATTCATTAGGAAGTTATACAGATATAGTGGCTATTGCAAATGTTAAAAATACAGTGGGTGCAGGATACTGGCTACAAGCACAATTTAACAGCTTTACAAGTAACCAGTATTCAACAACTGTTTTACAAGGAAGCGGGTCGGCGGCAAGTTCGTATCGCTATTCAAATGAGAGTGATGGTATTAGATGTGGAGCAACATACACAAGTAATTTTACACCAGCAATTATTAACATATTAAATTATAGTAATAGCACAACTTTCAAAACAGTATTAAGTCGGTTCAATGATGCTGGTAACACAGTTCAAGCACTGGTTGGTCTTTTTCGTCAAACAGGTGCCATCACTTCTATTAAATTTCAAATTGAAGCGGGTACAGCCGACATCGCTTCAGGCTCAACCTTCACACTGTATGGCATAAGTGCCGCCTAATGAATACTACTTTTAGAAAGAAGGCATAATGGCAAATACATTTACATTGATTTCAAGTCAAACTCTTTCAAGTTCTGCAGCATCAATTACTTTTAGTTCTATTCCATCTACATATACTGATTTGTTGGTTAGAATTTCAGGGCGAAGCACTGGCTCTAGCACAGTAATTGAATTAACACTCAATGGTTCTTCTTCATCATATACAAATAAAAGATTGTATGGAGATGGATCTGCTACAGCATCTGATTCAAACAATACAACTTTTATCAGCAACATTGGTTTAGATGATACAGGATTTACTGCCAATACATTTTCCAATACAGATATTTATATTCCTAATTATACTGGTAGCAATTACAAATCAACATCAGGTGATGGTGTCTCAGAGAACAACGCTACCCTTGCTTTTTCAATGCTTGCTGCTGGTTTATGGTCAAATACTGCAGCAATCACATCAATAACACTTGCTCAGGGTGGAGCAAATATAGCCCAGTACTCAACCGCATACCTATACGGAATCAAAAACTCATAAGGAGAAACAATGCCAACTAAACTAATAATCAACTGCGAAACAGGAGAGCAAACAGAGGTGGAATTAACTGCTGAGGAAATTGCTCAGCGTGAGGCAGATGCAATTGCTTACGCTGCTCAGAAAGCAGAGCAAGAAGCAGCAGATGCAGCCAAGGCTGCCGCCAAAGCAAGTGGTGAGGCTAAGTTAGCCGCCCTTGGTTTAACTGCTGAGGAAATCGCTGCGCTCTAAGTAACAATGATTTACTTCCTAGCTTATCTAGGATTTTTTTGTGGTCTAATAATTGGATATATCTATGGGAGGTCTGAGTAATGGCTTATAGTGACGATATCACCGAAGGCATCCCGTATGTCTTATCCAACCCTGCTGGTGCTACAAACTATTCAGCTACTGGTGTTAATTATGATATGGCTATTGCCGGTCAACCATTCTTTATTGCAGCCTCCGATGATTCCCCTTATCGTAGAGTAACTGCAAAGTATCGTAAAGAACAGTACGATCAGACTAGAGAAGCTGGTGAGCAATCACTTACTGGCTGGTGGTTTAGATCCCAATCAACATTCCACCTTGGCGCTGGTATTAAATACTTTGAACCAGCACAGGATGAGTCACTTCGTTTCCAGTATACAGAGTCTAAGGGTGTAGAGGTCTTTACTAGAGGACAAGTTACCCTACTAAATAGCACTGCCAGTTTCTATTCAGGTGCAGCACCTGCTCAACTAATAGGTGTTAATGATGGCACTAGTGATTGTATTGTAGTAAGTGATGGCACAGCAATAAAGAAGATTACTTCTGCTGCTGTATCCACTACCTTTTCTCAAGCAGGTACACCTTCAACTATTTATAGCATTACAACTAATGGCAAGCAGTACTTCTTTATCAATGGTACCCACGTTCACAGAGGTAACCTTGCTGGTTCTACTAGCGATACTGAAATCTATAACGCAGCTAGTACTACTCGCGGTACTATTCGTTATGTTAAGCAACGTCTTATTGCTGCTATCAATAACAGTATCTATGAACTAGATCCTAATAATTCATCTGGTGCGTTACCTGCTGCTTTTTTTACCCATCCTAATACCTCCTGGGTATGGTCTTCTATATCAGAAGGACCTAATGCTATCTATATATCAGGATATGATCCCAACGGAACATCCTCATCTGTTTTTAAAATTCTACTAGATGTATCTACCTCTACCGCATTAGGTTTTCCAGACCTTCTAACACCTACAGTTATTATTGATCTACCAGAGGGAGAGCGCATCAATGACTTTGATGTATACCTTGGCTTATATGCAGTCCTTGCAACTAATAAAGGATTTAGAATAGGCGTATCAGATGCCACTGGTAGCATCCAGTATGGTCCTTTATTATTTGATCAAGCTGGCTGTAACTCAATAGCATTTAGAGATCGCTTTGCTTATATTGCAACCACTATTGATGGTGAAGCAGGACTAGTAAAGGTAGATCTATCTACAACTGTAATAGCTAACAGCCTAGTATTTCCTTGGGCTTGGGATCTAGTAGCAAGTGGTGTCGCTGCTGCATCTAATCAGGTAGCCTTCTTTGGTAATACAGATAGAGCAGCCTTTACCTCTGGCAATGTTGTTTATGCTGAGTCCACTACCGATAAGGTAACAAGTGGCTACTTGCAAACAGGTTTCATACGATATAACACATTAGAGAATAAACTATTTAAACTGCTTAATCCTAGAATAGATACCACAGATGGTGCTATAGCTATTCAATCTATTGATTATGCAAATGCTGAATACAACATAGGTGGATTTGCTCAAGGCTCAGCAACTAGTGAGATAGGTGTGCCTTATCCTAACTCAGCACAAGAGTATCTTGCATTTAAATTTATTATGTCTAGATCATCAACTGATGCAACTAAGGGTCCACTATTTACTGGATACCAATTGAAGTCTTTACCTGCTGTACCTCGCCAGAGAATAATCCAATACCCTTTGTTCTGCTATGACCACGAGAGCGATAACCTAGGTGTTGAGGTGGGCTATGAAGGTTCAGCCTATGATCGGTTGAGTCAACTAGAAGCGATAGAGAATGTAGGAGATACCATCAGAGTA